TCATTTCGGTAGTATTGATTTGTTACATCTTGCAACTGAATAATCGTATCGCCGCGCATAGTTAAACTATCTATTTTGGCATACAAGTTATTTGCTATTGCGTTATTTTTTTCAATCGCACGGTATAGTGAATCATTGATAGACTCCAGTCTGTCAACAGCAGGTGAAGGTGCAGGGGTATTGCAACTTTTGAACATTACAAATACTAGTAATGTAGTTACAACAACTGCACTAGCTATCAATATGCGCTTGTTTCTTATTGATTGTTCCATCTCGTTATGTGTATTGACTTATTCAATGGTCTTATCTTAACTAGAACACCATCACCCCTGCGACTATCTCTATCACCACGATCATTGGTGTTGCCTTCGATAGTGCGTACTGAATATTCGCTAATCTTATCTACTATTCCCGTATGTCCGATGGCCTTATACCTGTTTGTGTTTTTCCAATGACTATAAGATAAAGTCATTACCAGTACATCACCCGGCTTATGTGATTGATAGAACCTACCATCAGTAAAGATTACATCCTTCTTGTTGTAACACGTAGGTGACCACCCTGTGACCTTGGCCTCAACACCACACTCATGGAATATGGCACGCACAAAGAACGCGCACCATTGATAGGTGGGCTTCCAACCTACTTCGCGCATGAGCCGTTCAAAGTAACGGTCATCAAAGCCCATATTGTTACCCCCTTTCTCCCTAACACCAACATGTGCATAGGCTACAAGCCTTACACAATAACCGTCATTAGCGTGCGCAGGATGAATAGGAAGGCAGCAAAGTAAGCAAAGTACAACAGCAGATATAAAGAGATTTTTTGCCATGTAGTAAGTGACGTTTTAAGTTCTTCTTTGATGTCGCGTGAATAGATTTCCCGTTGCAATGAGCGGAAGTTGAAGCGTATACCCATGAACACAATGAAGTTGGCGAAGACCATGATAAGACCTGCAAGGATTACATACTGGATGTACTCTGTGCTTATCAATGCATCACCAAAATATTGATACGATAGTGTACCGCTTACACTAAAAATTAAGAAGGCAATCGGTATAGACCAAAAACCGTCGAATAACTCTAGGTTGTAACGCAGCTTCTTAAGAGCCTGGTTATTTTGACTTGTTTTTGTCTGCTTCTTTGGTGCCATTGGTACGTAGTTTAAATGAAAGCTCGCGTTCATAGCGTCTCAATCTTTCGGTATATTCTTGCTTTAGTGTCTTCTTATCACTCATGGTATACGATTAATGATATTACGTGAGTAAGTAGGACGGAATGAAGTGGCCGTGTTGCCCGTGCTGAACTGATAGTTAAGAGTATTTGTCACATCCGTCCGTGGTGATCTATCAGGCCATGTAGCAGTTGAGTATTCCGGGAACAAAGCGTTGTTAGCACACAAGTAATCCACTAGTAAAGTGGTGTAGTGTTCCGCGTTTTGCCTTGCACGGTCTATCATATCCTTCATCACAAGGTCACTTACCGCTACGGTGTCTTCGCTTTGACGTTGTACTAGCGTGCCATTGTCCATACGATACGATAGGTTAGGCATAAGCTCCACCATAACCCACCAAAGCAGCATCTTTTGAATGTAGTCTTCTAGTAGTAGTTCATAGTTACCGCTTATCGTGCCTGCTGCAACATCTGCCTTAATCTTATTAAGCAAATCAGTTCCCAAAAATGGAAGCAGCCACTTATCCTGTGCAAGATATACGGCAGGATAGATAAGGTTAGGGTCAACACTACCATTGACGGTGGTGTATTTCTTGACAAAGTTTTCGGATATTAATAGTACTTCAGGCATAGTTGTGATTATTGATTACCGTAAATAGGATTTGTTGGAAGGAAGCCGTTGTGGGGCATGTCTTCAGGCAGCTTTGCAACGAGCGCATTATTACGCACTTTATAACCCATACGTTCAGCAAGTGATACAGCTATTCGCTTTGCATCGGGGTCATTAGGATTAATCTTTGCGCCCTTTGCATCTACATATACACGCTTTTCCCAAAAGTGGCGGCAATTGCCACCGCCCTTGTAGAACCAAATATCGTAAGTAGCCGCACCATTAGGTCCCCATCCGGGATTAACCGCTACATTCTCCATTGAAACTATATCTTCTTTGCGATAGAGCTTACCCGCTTCCACCATCTTCTTGCAGAATGGGCGCATATTATCATGGCTAAAGCTACCTGCGTAAACGTAACGAGTAATAAAGTACTTACCATCGATAATGGCATCCTGTTCACTCTTTGCCTCTGGTCTTGCCGCACCTGTGCGCACCGCAAACTCGTGTTCAATTTCTTCATCAGCGTTATACGCATCAATCAAAATCCATTCTTCTTTCCAATCTTCACCTAATGCTATTAACGCATCACCTGCTGTGCTATCATCTTTTTTTTTTTCAAAAGCCATCAATGTAGCTTGCACTATTGAACTAATTTGTTCAGCGTCTAAAGATGCAGGAGCAGCAACATTGCCTGTTGCACTTGCATCGGGTGCTACTGCTGCCTGCTCTGTAATTAATGGCGTGTTAGGAACAATCATAAGATTTACACCCGGCATTTGATTACTCAATAGTTCAGTAATGCTCTTATTGATTTTAGCCTGATAAGGTTCTACTACTTGCTTGTTGAATATCTCCAAACCTGTAGCCATTTCGTCTTTGTTGCTACCAAATCCACCGCCTGTGTCGCGTATACCGAAAAGAAGTGGCGTAGTAACACGGTGTGCTGTGATTATCTTTTGCGTTGCGGTAGTATCCATTAATTGATACTGCTTATCCGCATCATTAACTGGGAATGGTGTAATCTCAGTCTTAGGTTGGTCACGCTCGTTAAAGAACATTACCACCTTGCCTGCATTACGCGCACCACTCATCTTGTTCTCCCAGTCCATCATCATCTGTTGCTTCTGCTCAGGCGTTGCTTGGCCGTTGTAGAAGTTGATAATGGTTGAAGGGAATAAACCGTTTGAGATTTGGTTGATGTGGAATATCGAAATCTGCTTATCTAACTCAATGTAGTTAATCGCACTCCAGTAATCGGGACGCGGGTATACATCGCTGCCCGTATATGTGAAGCACCAATAGATTTGGCGCGGTTCTTCATTACGTGTAAGGTAATTATACTTCGGAATGAATTCGGGCGTGTTCTTTTTCTTGCGTGTGTTTGACCAATCGTAGCTATGGAATATTCCTATCTCACTATCATCATCCTGATTGATCGCAATACGGCATTCTTCAAATGGTATAGGGTTTAGCTTGCTAATTACTGTGCGATCATTAGACCAAATGATTTCGATAAAGAAACCACCAAACAACTTCAAGTCGTGTGCGGCTGCATAGGTCAAAGTGTTTACATCCAGTGCGTCAAGTTCCGCTTGATATTGTTCAGACTTAATACCCTTCCCGGCTATCATATCACCAATGGCTACAACAAGGCTACCATGTACGGGTGATTCATGCGCTAGGTCACGGAGGTATTGCGGGAAATCATTTTGGTCACCGTAGTTAACCCAACCTTTGCGGTCTACTTTTTCAGCATCTGACTTAGCTACATATTCACTAAGCTTCAAGCTAACTATATTCGATTCTTTATGCTCCATAGATAATGTCATTTGATATTACTTCGCTAGGTACATCATAGAACTGCTCATTATCGGTCAACACAACGTAACCACGTTGTACAACACCCACAACACTACCATTCGTAGGGTTAATATTGCTAGAACTATTTTGTCCATATACCACATAGCGATACCGCCCCGCTAAGGTAAGACCTACGGTCGTTACTGTGAGCTGCGTTATACGCACATTTTCCAACACTACGGTTGCAACCTGTGCAAGTTCTTCGCCCGTTGTGCTATTTTCTTCGTGTGTGATTATGATTAGATAGTGAGTGAACGCAGTAGCGAAGTACTGGCGTGCCTCATCTAATGAAAGAAATACGGTTTGATTCGCTGTGTTGGTAGTTAGATATATCATGCTTATTGATTTAAAAAGGGGGCAGTACAAGCACCGCCCCCTTTACACACAATGAATACAAAAACAACAAGACAAAGTCTTAGTAAGCAGGGCTTACAGTAATACCTGCAAAGTTGTCAAATGGCACAGAGGTAAACGGCTCAAGGTGTACAGCAGGTGCAAGTTCTTCTGCAATTGTTGTAACTTGGTAACCCATCAAATCTGCCTTTTGCGCTCCTGATTGTACAGTACCTGCGGTCAACTGTGAGCCTTCGCCCGCACCAACCAACAAGATTTGGTCATCATTAGTACGTACAAAAACAATCATTTTCGCCTTTGCTACGTTCAAGAACTCGTTACGCATGTCTTGATTCAACTTACCGAATGTCCATCCAACTTCTTGCGAAAAGTAAAGTGTACCTGTTTCCAAGTTCTTGTTTACTGTCTCAATGTAAGAACCGCTGTTGCGGAATGGAACGTAACGGTAGATAGTAGCCGTAGGCAATCCGTCTACTTCGCCATTAGTACCACCATAAGTGATACCACTCTCGAAGTCTTCGTAGTTAGCAATAAGTACTTCCTTAACCCCGCCGATACCTTCGAGGCACCCGAGGCTGAATCCTGTGGTTAATTCACAAGCCATGTTTTATATAGTTTTAAAAGGGGGCTGTTACACCCCCTTAGTTATTAATTATGCTCCCCAGTAGGTGATGTCTTCACCAACTGCAATCTGTGCTCCGAGGTAGAAGCGTGCGCCGTAACGTACGTTCTGTGATCCATCCAAGTTCTGCATGTCCAAGATGAACACTTCGTTCATTTGGTTTTCCTGCCATGTACCCAACATCAAGTTGCTAGGTTGAGCGAAGATGATGTTGTTAGCAGTCATACCCGGACAAACGTAGATATCGTACATTCCTACGAAACGACGGTTAACCTCAGGACCACCTGTCAAGTACCATCCATTGCCTGCAGCTATTTGCGCCTCCATGTAAGCTTCCCATGCAGCCTGTCCCATGTACAATGCAGGCTTTTCAGCAGCACCCTTAACGGCAGCGTTAGTAGTGTTAATGATGTCCCAAATAGTAGCGATGATGTTACCTGCGTTGATAGCACCTGAACCCGCAGATACAGCATTTGAACCTGCTGCCTTGATCAAAGTCTCGAAACCATCGTACTGTCCTGCAGTAGCGTTAACACCGCTCCACATGATAGTCTCGTTAGCGGCAGCGATACCACCAACCAAACGGCCTATGATAGCGTCTTGGATTTGTGTGTTCACACGGCCTGACATTACATCGGCAGTAGTCCAGTCAATGAAGAAATCTTTCTTACAGATTTGACGCTGTACCTGGAATTCTTCAAGAGTCAAGATGCGCTCAGTCAAAGTGATTGTGCCTGTTGGCGTGAAATCACAAGTGCCTGCGGCAAATGTTACGGTGTCATCAATTTTACGTACTACTGATTTGTATGGTACGTTAGGCTTCATTGTCACGTACTGTGCAGAAACGTTTGACAAGAGTGCCTTTGCTACGATTTCACCAGCTAATTCACCTGCATAGGTGGTGGTGAGTGAAGTTGTTGTTGGCATTTGTTAAATAAAATTATGAGGTGAATTAATTTACTTTTTTGCGCGAATGCTTTCCATGAAGTCGCTGAATGAGTTACCATTCGATGCAACCACAGGAGCGGCATTCTTTTTAAATTCTTGTGACTTTACAGAAGGTACAGCCGGGGCTTTCTTAACTGAAGCAAGTTCAGCTTTTACGGATTCGGCATCCTTCTTAGCGTTTTCAACTGCGGCAGCTAGTTCTGTTTTTTCAGTTTCAAGTGCAGCAATACGTTCAGACAATTGACCTATTACGGCAACGAGGTCTTCGCTGCTCATTTCAGTAGATTGTTCTTCGCGCTCGATTTCGGCAATAAGGCCATCTTCGCCTACTACCACTTTAGTTACACCGTCTTCGAGGATGTACTCACCCGCAGGTACAGGAACTGGATTGCCGTCAGCATCTAGTGTGAAGATGTCAACACCTACTACCCACTCATCAGCTGTTGAGTAGATTTTGGTACCATCAGCAAGCGTGCCCTCTACGGCAAACTTTACTTCGGTAGCTGCTTCAGTTGTTTCTTCTTCAAACTTGATACCCAACGCAGATGGTTCAATGCCGTACTTTGTGAAGACTGCTTTGATTTGATTTTTGATATCTGACATGTTTGGTAATTTTGGTATAGTAGACAAAACGCGGTTTTGTTGCATACGCCAAATTGATTACCTTAGCGACTGTAAAAAATTACATACATTATGACTACCAAACAAACCATGCCCATGGACACTAAGATTAGTGTTAGGCTAAATGAAAAACAACTTAAGGTTGTGCAAAAGGCTGCCAAGGCTCACAAGATGAACCTAGCAGAATATGTTCGTGCGTGTATTCTTTGACCAATAGGTATAATAAGCGAAAAAAAGAAGGCCCTCGTTTGGGCCTTTCTTTTTAATCTTAAATACCTAAATACTTTCGGTTACACTAACCGCTGCTAATATATCAATAAAATGATTCCATACCCGTTTCTAAACTCAACCATTTACCCGTGCTTTCATTCTTGCCATTAGCAGGTAAGAACTCCATATAGGCTAGTAGCTTTGCTTCTTCAGTTAATGACGGATTGAATGTGAGTGTGCGATTGATTATGTTGTACGCATTTTCACCACCCGCTTGCAAGTTTAGCGTGCTGTCTTCAGTTGGATTTTGACCAATGTCAATAGTGCTACCGTACACGTTCATGGTTGTGGGTGTGCTACGTTCACCATTGTACAGTCGATACATCTGCTTATATCCACCATAGGTTTGACCAAAAGAATTGATAAGCACTTTGTAATTGAAAGTGTTTGCATCAATGCCGTTAATGTATACCGTGCTTTTGACTTGTGTAGGGCTGATGTTTTCAATGTCCATAGCAATTGATGTGATGTGCGTTTCACCCTTAACAGGTACGATAGGAAATACCCAGCGACAATTCCAAATCATTTCTTGTTCAGTCATGTTAGCAAGCTTCAAGAACTCATCCCTGCGCAGTCTGCGCTTTGGCTTAATCGCACCACGACTTGTCCACTTTACAATCGTCTTGCCTGTTGCATCCTTACCTAGTACGCGTGACTTGTACTGCACCCGCATAAGTGGGTCTATCATATCTTCAGCCACACCATTAACCACCGTTTCGTATGGCTCATATGTGAGGTCTATGCGATCAGTGTTAAAGTACATATTGCTTTCTACATAGTAAACAGTTTGCCCGGCTACACCACTTGGCGGTTCATGCTTTATCCACTTGCTAGGACAATGCAACTGGTAGCCCTTAGGTGTCATGCCGCCTAATTGAAAGCTCATGTTGTATAGTGCCATGCTTGCATAGTTGAGGGGATACAATCCAAACAGTTGTGTGTTGGTTGTCTTCTCAACTGTGTACGTTATAACGTTTTTGCCTGTGCTAAAATCATTGTTCTCGTACACAACAAAGCCATTAGTGATGCGCGTGTTTATCTGCCCGTTATAGGCTTCAAATTCGGGCGGTAATCCTAGCACATCAAGTGCCTTTTCTACGTTTATCATATGTGTTATTTATTGGTTGCTTTGCTTAGTAGTTCATCAAGCTCCATCACCAATTCTGCTTCGTAGTTTTTGACACCACTCATGGCTACACCTACCTCGTTAAAGAATCCCTCGATGCTGTAACCTTTTATCTTGCCTTCTTTTACGTCATCCCATACGTGGTCTTCGTCTACATGCGTACCAATAAACCATGTACCATCAGGCAAATCAGGTAATCCTAGTTCGATGCTCTTATCATTCTTGCCTTCTTTCAACCATGACTCAACAACGGTCACACCTGTTACTGGTATTTCGTGTTGAAGGTTAGTGGTATGCTGCAAGTTTTTCTTAAAGAACTGATGCGCTAACTGTTGCACGGTCTTCTTTTCAAAGTACACATAGTATGCTTCGCCCTTGTCATCATAGCGAAGTATTTCTTTATCCGGGATGAGTGCAGGGCCGTATAGCATCCTACGTTCTTCATCCACTTTAGCAAGTTGCATCTTGCTTAGTGCAATCCAGTTTTCTTCTATCGCAGGCGCATCGACTAAGCCCATCGCGGTGATACCCAAACGACCTTCTTCATCAATTACGCATTTTACTACTTTTCTTTTTTCCATTTTTCAAAGTTATTTATATTTGACACGTTTTCATCATAGCATTGTTTTCAATAGGTTTAGTTTCAGAGACCGTCCAAACGTGGGCGGTTTTCTTTTTATCCTATCCTAGATAAGTCTTCAACCTTTACCCTCACTTCTTGTTGACTTGCGACATCGCCCGCAAGCACATACGCACGGGGCGTGACTTGTTCAGGTCTATCTTGCAAGAAGGCAGAAGCGAATGGATTAAACTGTGCGGTTTCTGCACCACCACCACCGCCACCATCCAATGAAGGTGGATTGTTTTCGCTTGTTTCCGTTGGTGTTCCTCCTGTAAATTCTTGCTTTGCAATAGTTGCTACGTTAGCAATACCCGCAGCAATGGCACCACCCGCTGCGATATAAGGAGCAGCCGGGAATAGAATAGACACAGGGTTTTTTTGCGTACTTAAAAACGCAGCGTTTGCACTCGCGTAAGTATCAATAGTAGCCTGTGCTATGCTAACAGCTTTCTGCGCACGGAATGCACGCTTTTGGCTTGCCTCATCTTTTTTTGCAATTGCACCAATGAACGCACTAATTGCTCCTAACGATTGTTGAGTAATAGCTATTTTAGCATCGGCAATTGATTGTTCTCTTTCTAAATCCTCTTGCGCTTTGGCCTCTGCTTTTTCTTTATCTTCTTTAGCTTTTTCATCTGCTTTTTGTTGATCCTCCTTTCTATATTTTTCCCTTATAATATTGAGTTCAGCTTCTTGTAAATCTGTTATCTCTTTTTCT